TCCTCGATGATGCCGTGCGCCGCGGGCTGGTTGAGCAGCATCTCGGCGATCGGGATGTCAAAGCCTGGCGTGTTCGGGCTGTTGTAGGAAGTGATGATCTGCATGGTGTTGTTCTCCCTCGTTCATCACGAGTAGGTGGGTGCGGACTTCGCGATGACGAAGAGCTTGCGGCGGTTCGTGCAGCGGATGTTGAGGGTCGCGTCGACGAACGTGTTCATCACGGTGTGCTGGTTGCTGGCGACCTCCGGGCCCGTCTCGCGCATGTACTCGCCGGTGAGGAACACGGGCTGGAACACCGACCAGTCGATGCCGTAGATCGGATCCGAGGTGGTCTTGTCGAGGTACGGGACGTAGGTGACGGGGACGCGGCGGAAGACGACCTGGCCGTCCTTCGGCGCGATGTCGTTGCCGAGGTTGTCGTTCTGCTGGCGCAGCTCCTCCTCGAGCTTCTGGATGGTCGCGTAGTTCACGTAGTAGCCGTAGCGGGGGCTGCCCGAGTACGACGGGACGTTCGCGGCGGCCAGCGGCTTGAAGTTGGTCTTCACCGCGGCCTCGCGCCACTTCTTGATCGCATCCGCCTGGGTCAGCGCCGAGTACTGCGCCGTGAAGTTGCGCCAGCGCGAGTAGGTGGAGGTCGACGAGTCGAGTCCGGCGACGTCGCTGAAGCCGGTCGGGTTCTGGCCGTTGAAGCCGGTGGTGGCGTTGTACACAATCCAGTATCCGACGCCGAAGATGCGGTCGTCGTTCGGCGAGGTCGGCGCCTGCCAGAAGCGGGCCTCCATGTGCTCGGCGAGGCCGATCATCGCGTCGGCGCGACGGACCTTGACGAGCTCGACGATGCGTCGGGGCTCGCGGTTCATCGCGATCTCGCGGCGCTCGATCGCGTACGAGGTCGTGACATGGCGCCACGGGATGTACGCCTGCTGCATCACGTCCTGGACGTTGACGTTGTCGACCGCGTAGAGGCCGGTGTCACGGGCCGCGCCGCTGTGGTCGATCATCACGTTCCACTGGATGCCGTAGCCGCTGTCGAACCCGACCTTCTCGGCGGAGAGGAGGTTGGGAAGCGCGACGTGCTCCTGGAGGTCGGTCGCGATCTCGGTCCACTTGAGTTCACCAAGGTCGCGCTGCGTCGTCTTGACGAGGTCGACCAGGTCGTCTGCCTGGAGAATTGGCATGATCTGCTCCTATGTGTTCAGAGAAGCCCGCGCTTGCGCATGAGCTCCTCGACGCTTCTTGTTGCGCGTTCCTCCGGCGACAGCGCGCTGCCGTCTCGACCGGAGGTGCGTGATACGAACTGGCTCTGCCGACGCGCGACCTTCTCGGCCTGCGGAGGCTCGGCCTTCTGCGGCTCTCGCCGCGCCTGCCTGGGCTCTTCCCTCTCGGGTGGCTTCGCCATCCGGGACTCGAGCTCCTCGATCTTCCTCGTGAGTTCGGCGATGCGCTTGCCCGCCACCTCGTCGAGGTACTCGTCGAGGTCCTCCGGCTCCGAGCGCCCGCCCTTCGCGGGCTTCCGCTCGTCCTTCGGCTCCTGCGAGTCGTCCTCCGCTTCCTCGCCGACTTCCTTCTCGAGTTCTTCTTCGACCGCGGATTCAGCGGGACGCCTCGATGACGGATCGGTGATTTCAAGTCGCGAGAGGTTTTCTTCGTCAGTCATATCCACTCCTGTCGTGTAGGCCGAGCACCCTCAGTGCCGCACGACGCTGCGCGGCGTCCTGGAAGACCGCCCGTCCGTCGGGAGCGTAGTCGAGCGAGACGCCGTTCCTACGCATGTGATCCGACATTTCGGGAATCTGGTCGGGATGGACGCCCGCAGCATCGCTCAGTATCGGCCAATGCGCCTTGCCACTGAAGGACCCCCGGAACTCCGAGCCCTTGTCCCTGTCGAGGACGCGGCCCTTGTGGCGTATCGAACCGTCCTTTCGGCGGATCCTCGAGAGGCGGGCGATGGTCATGTTGAGGACGACGGGCTCGCCCGTCTCCCTGTCGGTCCAGTGGTACTCAGGCATTCGGGGGCCTCGACATCATCGCGCCCTGCTGGGGCGTCACGTTCGCACCCGAGAGGATCTGCGAAAGGACGTTGTCGCGCGCCTCGCGGGTTCCTCCGCTCGGGACCGACCTGCGAACGTACTCGCGGGTGGTCTTCTGCGGCATCTGCTGCTCCTGCGGCGCGGAACCAGGCTGGCCCGCGCCAGCCTCGGCGGGATTCGGCGTCGGGGCGACCTTCACAAGCTCCATGATCTCCGGCGTGTTCGTGAGTTCCGCGACCTGGCGCAGGAATCCGTCGACATTGAGCATCATGCCCTGCTGCTGCATGATCGGCGCGAGCGGCGACAGGTACTGCGTGAAGGTCTGCGTGATCGTCTGGAGACGCTGCGTGTTGCTCGCGTCCTGCATCGAGGTCGGCCGGATGTCGAGGCTCATCTCGAGGAACTTCGACTCCGGGTCGCGGTCCTTCGGACCGAACACGACGGGTACCTCGATGTCGGTCCCGGCCACGGGCTTCAGCAGCTGGTAGTCGCGGATCGGATCCGTCCACACGTACCAGCTGACGGCCTTGCACACGGCGCGCGCGAACTTCAGCATGCTCGCCTGCATGTCCTGGATCTTCTGGCTGCTCGACGCCTTCAGCAGCTCCTCCTGTCCGAGTGTCGGTGCCATCGTCGAGAGGCCGCCCATCGCGTCGAGGTTGCCCGCCAGGTAGCTGAACAGGTCGCGCGTCTGGATGGCGAACGCCAGGCTCGGCTGGTCGATGCCTCCGAACCTGGCCTCCCGCGTCGCCTCGGGACGGTCGACGCGGATGACGTCGCCGTCGTCGGCGCGCATCACGCGCTCGCCGTCCTCGTCGGCACCGCCCGACACGAGGGTGATCGTCTTCTGGCGCTCCGCCTGCCGACCGAGCTTGCGGAACACGCGGTTCGTGAGGTCGGCGAGATCGCGGAGGTTCGCGATCGGCGCGACGGGCATGAGGTTCGAGCTGACGGGCTGGAACGACAGGTGGTGGTACGGGCCCTCCTCCGGTCCGGACCACTCGACGGTCCTGATCGGATCGCCCATCAGGCCGCCGGTCGTGTCGGCGCAGAAGGTGAGCATGAGCCTGTCGATCGGGAGCCACACGTCCCACATCTCGACCATGTCGCGGGCGAGGCTCTCGTCGGACCAGCTGGTCGAAGTCCCGAGGCTCCACGCGCGCCGGTCGCCCTGCTCGTTGTACGGGCTGATGATCGACGGCTTGATGTCTCGTCCCCTGAAGAGCTTGGAGTCCATCACCTCGTCGTACGGGAGCACGTACCTGTTCCCGCAGAAGAGCTGCGCGTCCCACTTTCGCGCGGTCATGTCGAGCACGAGGTCGTCGAGGTCGACGACGTCGATGAACGGGATGCCAGGGTCGTTGAGCCATCCGTTCGCGTCGGCGAGCGCGCTCTCGGTGAGCCCGACCTTCACGACTCCGATCGAGAAGATGGCGTCGAACACGGCGGACTGGAACGAACGCTCGGCGTCGATCTCGCGGAGGACGTCGTTGACCGCGACCTCGAGGGTCGCGGCCAGCGGCTTGTCGCGACGGTCGCGCGCGGCGATCGTGACGGCCGGGCGGCGGGCCGCCAGCTGCCGACGGTACACCTGCACCGCGAGCTCGAGCAGGTTGATCGGGTACCGCTCCGACTGCGTGTCGGAGTTCCAGTGCGCGCCGACGTACTGCTTGAGCGCGTCCATGCGCGACTCGCGGTACGGGCGAAGCCGCAACCGGCTCCACTCGACGGCGGAACGCAGCTTCTGCCACTTGATTTCCTTCTTCACCAGGTGCTCCTTTGCAAAGCCTTCGCCTCGAACGTCCGACGCCTATGGGCGATTGATCCAGGCGACGCGGTCGCCTGGAGCACCGCTCCAGTGATGCGGGGCTGCGTTGCCCCGGCCAGGGACGCCAGGGCGGCCGCGGTCGCGCGGTCGCCGTGGTTCCCCTTCGCGCCCGACGGATCGATCGACGTCGCGGCCCGCACATGCACGACTCCTCCGGAGTCGTCGTACACCAGTTCCCGCATTTCATCGACCATCTGGCGGCTCCTCGGGATGAAGGCCCCGGAATCCAGGCTCTTGCGGAAGTGTCCGTAGAGCCTGACCTTCTCCTCGCGGTTCGGGAACCATCCGACGGACTGCGTCACGGGCTTTCCGACGACGTCCTGGTTGTGGCGACGCCACAGGTTCCTGTACCCCATCTCGATGACGACGTCGCCGAGGATGCGGCCTGGCCCGATGTGCTCCCAGCACACGAGCGCGCCATGACCGTCGACGCCCTTGAACCATCGCCCGACGGCGACGACGAGCCTGGCGAACTGGTCCGGACGCATGTCCGGAGACGCCATCTCGAGGACCTGCTCTCCAGTCTTGCAGTCCATGACGCACATGACCGAGTTCGACGCTCCGGTTCCCGTCGAGACGTCGACCCCCATCGCGAAGCGGCGGTCGGTGGGGAAGCATCCGCTGGCGTCGGGGGCCATCCACAGATGGTACCTGCCCTCGGCCTTCGGCTCGAACGAGAGCGGATTCCCGCCCTCGTCGACGACGAGCTCTCCGCGCTGGAGCGCGGGACGGGTCCTCGACTGCAACTCGAGGATCCTCGACGTCTCGAACAGGTTCGCCTGCGAAGCCTCGAACGAGATGTCGAGCTCCTGCGCTATCTCCATCGGCGTCGCGCAACGCTTCACCTCGCCGTCGTACCAGGGGCTGCGCGCCTTCCCGTACCTGTCGTGGTACAGGCCGGACGCCTTCTCCGGGTGCTCGGTCCAGTGCAGCCGGACCTGACGGATGTGCTCGTTCGTGCAGACAGAATGGAACGCGTTCCCGATCCCGCTCGGCGTCGAGTTGAAGATGCGGCACCTCGTGGCGTCGCGCGTCGCGGCCAGCGCCTTCCACCCGTCGTCGTCGCCGAAAGCCGCGAACTCGTCGAGCCCGATCGCCGTCCGCCGGTCGCCGCGCGCCACGTCGCCGGTCGTGCTCTCGCCGTCGATCGTAGAGCCGTTCTCCATGTTCGTGAGGCGGAGCCTGGCCCTCTCGCGGCGCGGGAGCATCCACTCGGGCGAGTACTTCAGGATGTGGTCGATCTTCCAGAACAGGCTCTTGGGATTTCCCGTCTTATCGACGTAGTCCTCGTTGCGGCTCACGAGCAAGAACGACTGGTCGCGCCTGAACAGCCACCGCCAGAGGAACAGCCCGCACAGCATCCACGACGCGCCCATGTCGCGCGACTTCGGCATCGCGATGTCGTGGTTCCCGATCGCGTCGTCGAGCTCGACGATCGCGCGGTCCTGGAACGGCCACGTCACGAACGGGATCACGCCGACCTTCCTGCGCGGGTCGTAGGTCCACACGAACGCGTTGAACCAGAACAGCGGGTCGTCAGAGCACATCGTGCGGAGCGCGTTCTGGCGCTCGTGGTCGTCGGTCGACCACGCGAGCATGCGGGCCCTCCACTCGAGGTTCGCCCGCGGGTCCGAGGGCACCAGGTTCCTGTACAAGCTCACTGCGCCTCCACGGACGGCGGATCGGTACCGACCGCATCCCTGTACGAAGCGCGGGCCTCATCGATGGCGGCCATGATGTGGCGCGTACCAGCCCTGTTGCGCTGCATCTCCTCGATGTCGCTGCGCTTCGGAAGTGCGATCGACTTGAACAGCGTCCCCCAGAATGTCGCCGTGTTCGCAGGGCTCGAGCGCGCGAAAGCCAGAAGGCTCCACGCCATCTCGCTCGGCGCGTCGGTGCGGCCGACCTCGTCGTCGGCGAACACCTCGGCGACCCATCGGATCGCGTCGTAGTCGTCGACCCCGGCGCGCTGGTCCTGCTTCTTGCGCCACCACTCGTTGCGGCGTCGCTTCAGGAGCGACTCCGCGTCCGACGCGTCGCCCGGCGAGATCACGAGCTTCCCGTCCAGGTGCGCCATCGCGATCGACTTCGCCTCGTCCTTGCGGCGCTTCTTGTCCTCCGCGCGACGCCGACGAGTCTCGCGGCGCTGTTCCGCGTTCGCCGTGTTCATGCGCGACACGAAGCCGGGCACGGCCTCCTCCACCTCGCGCTCGGTCACGCCGACCTCGCCAAGCGCGGCGCGCTGCGCCTCGCGGCGCGTCATGCCCTGCTGGCGCATGAGGCCCTCGACGGTCGTCTCGAACGTCGCGAGAAGACCGCGCTGGCGAAGCAGGTCGCTGCGGGCTGCGTCGAACATCAGTCGGCGTAGATCATGTACTGGAGGTTCACCGTCGCCGACTGCGCCTGAGCGTACGGGACGGCCGTCGGATGCATGCGGAACACCGTCGCCTCGCCAGGCTCCAGATGCACCAGCGGGTAGAACGTCGACGACACCAGGACGCCGACGCTCACATGGTTGGCGTTGTCGAGGTTGCGCATGTAGCACCACCCGCGGTTCGCGATGTCCGCGCCGATGTACAGCGCCTCGTGCGTCGTGTGGCCGATCGGCTGGACGCCGCCGACCGAAAGCGCGGTCGACTGGTTGAACGTCTGGCTGCCAGGCGCATGCTGCTGCACGAGGCTGCCGTTTGCGACCTTGAGGGAGACGGTTACGGTCAGTTCGTTTGCCATGGGTTACCTACTGGGGATGCATATGCAGTCGAAGGGCTGAATAAATCGATCCAACGCAGGCGGGAGGTCCGGCTCAAGGATGATGCCTGCCGACGGCGGGGGGAGCAGCGGGGGGCTGTGTTCCCCGCACCATCCTACTTCTGCATCGGTCGCTTCGCACACCCACACTACAAATCGGAACAGCACTTACTCGCCTTCGGCTCGTGTGCTGTGTCTTCGCTCGGCTTCGCCTCGCTGCGCGTCGCCTTCGGCTCCTTGCTTCTCGCTCGGCTTCGCCTCGCTGCGACCCCCCCGGCTAGACCAGATGCGTCCGGCTTGTGTCCCTGTAATACCCCTCCTGACACGGCGACAGCGGGCCCCTTTGGGGGGGCCCGCCTGCCGTGCCGTCCTGGTTGGCTTCGCAGTGTGTCGCTCGGCGTGGACGCAAAACGACCTTACGGGTCGTGACGCATGTCCACCATTTCGGTCGTCGTGTGGCGACCCGCTGCGCATGCGTTGGAGCGTGGCTCGAGGCGAACCAGCCTGCGGTAGGTCTTTCCGCAGGTCTTGCACGATCGCAGCCTACGGAGGCGCTGCGCATTCCTTTGCCGTGGCCTG